TTGGAGTCAAAACAAAATGGAGTCCATTAAAGTTGTATTTGCAATATTAATGATACAGAACGGTTCGACAATTGAGATGGTGCCAACTGACGGACTTAGCGACTGTCTTAAGCAGAAACGTATTATCGCTCGAAATATCGGAGAGGAACAGCAGGGAATATACATGAACTGCCGCGAGGTTGAGGCTGTAGTCTATGAAGACATGGGCCGACTCAAAATTAAAAAGATCATAGAATAACCTTGTAATCAAAAGTAAATTAACTTATCTTTACGCCATGGGTTTACCCAAACAATTATCAGAACAACAAAAGAAATTTGCGGAGCTATTGGTCTACAATGAAGGACGTAAGACACCAACTGAATGCGCTTTGGAAGCAGGCTATGCTGAAGGGTCAGCACATGTACGGGCGTCTGAACTCCGCAATGCAAACAAATACCCACTCGTCGTCAAATACATTGGCGAACTCAGAGAAGAGATACAAAAGAAATACGAGATCACTTTTGAGAAACACATCACAGAACTCGGTCGTATACGCCAAGAAGCTTTGGCAAAAGGAGCTTTCTCAGCAGCTACAAATGCGGAAGTTGCGAGAGGCAAAGCGGCAGGACTCTATATCGAACAGAAAATAATTAGAACAGGCAAGCTCGAGGACATGTCAATAGAAGAACTTGAGGCAAAAATGAAGCGTATTTACGACGAAAATAAGACGCTGATAGAAGGAGAATATACACTTGGCAAAGAAGAGTAAGTTATACAGCGAACACATACCTGGCCCAAAGAAGAGAACATCTATTGGACAGAGCATAAGATCCAGACCCAAGAACAAACACAAGCGTAGAAGTTTTAAAAAATATAGAGGACAAGGAAAGAGACGATGAAGAAAATAAATCTAGCTAGCCCAACAGAGAAGCAATTAAAAACAGGCTATCTGAATTACAATACAAGAATGGTTGTGCAGATACTGCAGAACTTCTGTAAGAGCCCAGAAGGTGCAGATGCAGGAGTCATGCTGGTACTGCCAGATGGTAGAAATCCTATGCAGAAAGAATTTAACATAAGAGAAATAAAGCTCGTTGAGAACAAATTGATTAATGCAGCTGAGAAATATAGGTGCGTTATTCTTGTTGAATAATTACTGTGAAAGCAGAATCAAAACTTTGGAAAAAAGTTAAAAAAAATACACCTAATATTACATGGACACGCGTTGAATCTTGGGCATCTTTTGGTTTTCCTGATCTAGTTGGATACACTGAAAAACAAGGATTCTTCACAGTCGAGTTGAAAGTAACAAAAAGTAAAAAAGTGTTGTTCTCACCGCACCAGATTGCGTTCCACGTGAAACATCCTACCAAAACCTGGATCCTAGCCGCGACCCTCGATCCCCGGAACGAGAAACTTTGTGAATACTTTCTCGTTCCAGGGTCCGAGGTCCGCGAGCTTGTAGCCTGCGGCCTTGCGAACCGTGTGCCTGTGGCTTGTGATTCGCTTGAGCGCCTGCTCCTTGAGTCCCGCGCCGGGAAACAGAAAGGAACCCCAGCGCGATCCAGGCTACCCCGAACGAGTTCAAATCCTTTGAACGGGTAGCCTGAAACTTTTGTTAGTTAACCTTTTTTAATTCTTTTGTTTTTGGGTCATAGATTGATTCTTTGATACATTCCCCATCAACAATAAATTTAAAGGTCATCGTTCCGTCTTCATTGGTTTCACGTTCAAGACTGTGATCTAAAAACTTAAAAGAATTCTTAGAACTTGTGCCCACGTTCACCGTCGTTGTTGTGTAGTCATTCGCTCCAAACGATTTGCCATATAGCGTTGCATAGTCTGGCGACTTAACCACGTTCCACATTTTATATTGTCTCATTTTTTTTTCCTTTCTATTCTGTTATGAATCAAGTTCTGGCGCCTCAACTGTAAACGTGTAGCCCATAGTTTTAATTTCACTTATTGCGTCACGTGTTAACGTTTTGCATTGTGTCAGAGCTGCAAAGCTTCTTGACAATTTGCAAGCTGGATAAACCAGCTCCTGACCCCAAACGTTTTTAACTTTAACTTTTAATTCCATTTTATTTTTTCCTTTCTATTATTTATCTTAATATCCCATATCCGTGGCCCGCTGTCAAATATTTTTTTCATATTTTTTTATTTTTTTTTCTTGACAGAATCCTTGTGACCTATAGGGCCCACCCTCCCCACGCCTGCGAGCTTGTTGTCTTGCTCGCCTGCGCTCTATCCAGTATTCATGGGCCGTGCCTCGTACTTTCATAACAACATCCCGCCTGTTAATATATCTATTGTGATTATTGTAACGCCTATGGTCATGGCCCATATGTATAAAATAGCTAGGTTCATCTTAATATTAACCTTTCCTCAAATTCTTCTATCTTTTGTAATAAGTTTGCGCTGTCCTCGGCTAGTCCTTCAGGTGTTTCACCAGGATTATTTTTGTTTACCTCTAACCAGTCTTTAATATATTTTACTAATTCTTTATCGCTTCTAGGTTCTTTAAACTTATTCATATTCCCCACCCCCAAAATAAAATTGCTCTTGCGGGGAAATACATCCCCGCAAGTGATAACAACAGAAGTTGAATTTTATCTCCATTCATTTGGTTATTTCCTCTGGTGTATCTTCGTTAGCTTTTTCAAAGACCCACTTATTTGATTCGCCGTGGATCTTGATCCATGAAGCGAGGTCCAAGCGTTCTGCGTCTTCTTGCATTTTTAAAAACCAGTCTCCTGTTTTGCTCATTGGTTCCAACTTTCTTCTTTTAATTCTTCTTCGTGGTCTATGTCGTCTTGAACTGATTGATAATCTCGAGTACCTTCGACACAAACTGTAATTGATGGCTTATCTTTTCCATACATTTCGTGGAAGTGGTACTTGAGACCATCTCTCACACCATGAACGGTGATGCGTGCATCACCATCAAAGTCGGCTAAGAAACCTCGAAGTTGATTAACTGTTGTCATTCTCAACCTCTTTCTTGTTTACATACTTTTGAAGGTTCTTATGCTTATTAAGCATTTTATTAACAGCGATTGTCACTTTTTCTTCTAGTGCCCTGATCTTTTGCTGTTCAATTTCCGCCTCTATTTCTTGTGGCGTTTGTAGTCTTGCTTTAAATTTAGACATATTTTTTGTCCTTTCTATTTGTTATCTTTATTTTTATAAATTATTTTCCCATAAAAATATACAATTATTTTATTTATTTTTAAAAATATTTTGTGGATAATTTACTTTTTTTTCTTGACACAATATCTTGTGGCCCTACGGGCCCACCCACCCCATGTAGTGTGTTGCCTCTTTGCAACGGTGTTGTATTTATGCAACCTAGATCTTGTGCCACGGCTAGGGGTCCCTACCAGATCTTGTGCTTGTGCGTCATTGGGCCCACCCACCCCGGATTCTGTGCGGTAGGGATCCTATATGTGTATGTAGTGTTTGATCTGCAAATAGATCTGTGCTAAATTCATTTTCGATGTTCCAAAACAAAATCGCAAAAATTTTGCGCAAAATTTTTTCAAATGCTAACCCCAGAACAAATATCTAATCTACCCACCGACGCTAAAAAAGAATACTTGCGCACGATGCTGCTTCTTGATGAAAAGAAAAAAGACGAGGCGATCCGTGAAGATTTCTTAACGTTCGTAAAATATATGTGGCCTGATTTTATAGAAGGTGAACACCATAAAATTATGGCAGAAAAATTTAATCGTGTAGCAAACGGTGACATCAAAAGATTAATTATCAACATGGCACCAAGGCATACCAAGTCAGAGTTTGCATCTAACTTTCTACCTGCCTGGATGATAGGCAAGCAACCTAATTTAAAAATTATACAGGCAACAAATAATGCAGAGCTTGCCGTCAGGTTTGGTCGTAAAGCAAAATCTTTGATGGACACAGATGATTACAAAAAAATATTTAACACCAGACTTCGAGAAGACTCAAAAGCTGCAGGTAAATGGGAGACTGACCAAGGCGGCGAATATTATGCTGCTGGTGTCGGCGGTTCAATAACAGGTCGTGGCGCGGATCTACTGATCATTGACGATCCACACTCGGAACAAGACGCGCTGAACATGGCTTCGTATGACAGAGTTTACGAATGGTATACATCAGGACCACGACAACGTTTGCAACCAGGTGGTCGAATCATTGTGGTTATGACAAGATGGTCTGTAGCAGACTTAACAGGTAAATTACAGAGAGCACAAAAAGAACCAAAGGCAGACCAGTGGGAAGTGATAGAGTTTCCTGCCATACTTCCTTCAGGTAAACCGCTTTGGCCCGGATACTGGAAACTAGAAGAGTTAGAAGCGGTGAAAGCATCTGTAGCTATTACCAAATGGAATGCACAATATCAACAAAATCCGACAGCAGAAGAAGGATCTATTATCAAAAGAGAGTGGTGGAAAGTTTGGGAGAAAGATGAACTCCCACCATTGCATCATGTTA